TGAAATACGCGGTGGCGGGGTCAGGGACGCCAAGGAGCTGGCTACGGCCTTTTCTAAGGTGGCCTCTGACCTCATTGAAAGGGCGGCACCGCTTACTCAGAGCCAAGAGGTCGAGGTCGAAGAGTCTTTTTGGCAGTCTATTGCTGGCGACGTGTCGCACAAGCAGCCTAGCGTAGAAAATCACACCTTTTTAGGCGGTGTCGAGCAACGCGCTAAGAATCTGGAGCTGGACCCTGTCAGCCGAGAGGTCGAGGTAAACGAAAAAGCCAAGGAACTGGCTCGCCAGGTGCTCAAAGAGGTACCCAAAGAGGCAAGAAAGGCGGCAGAAAAAAGAAAATATAGGGAAAATGTGAGGTCCGTACCGTTTCGCAGAGAAAAAGAGCGCGTTGAAAAAGCCAGGAAGTACTTTCAGCTTCGTGTTGATGGCATAGGCCGCGAAGATGCCGCTGCTATGGTCAAAATAAACCGCACTACGGCCAGAAAGTACGACACAAATGGTCCAGAGGGCCTGAAAGTGCAGGCTAAGTATGCAGAGCATGAGAATCCAAAGCTCAGAATACAGCCGATAGTGATTAGCGGCTGGCCTACGGCTGATGTCGTTGAAAGGCTGCAAATGGACAGCATCAAGCTGGAGCGGAAGATTCGAGCCCAAGAAAAACTGAAGCTGAACCAATAAAAAACCCCTGCCACCCATGAAGGGCAGCAGGGGCCACACACGTGGGGCAGGGAGTGCCCCGAGAAATAACTAGCCGTGACACTATCGCCGGTTAGCGTGTTTTAGTCAACCTATACTGATTAGTTTACTCACAGACAGTGCATCGTTTTTCCTTCGGTCGTCATACAGGCTAACCGTGTCTGACTTGACGTGTCGGCTAAACCTTTGCACCGTTCTGATATCCCCGTCAGTGGCATCTAAAGCGGCTGTGATGGCTGTGTGACGTATTCCGTGGGGAGTTGCTCGGACATTGGCTTTTGCGCCCATAGACTTGATTATTCTGCATATACTGCGACCCGTAAGTCTCTTGCCATAGCTCTTAGGGTCTTGGGCAATGAACACTGGCTGGTTTGGCTCTGGATTGGGGTGTTCGCTTTTCCATTTGTTCAGTGCGTGCATGGTTTTTTCTGTAATGCTTATGCGCTCTGATTGTTTTCTGCCTTTCCCGGTTATCTCAATGGACTGACTGCCAAAGTCAACGTGCCTCCAGTCCATTTTTGCTATCTCCCCGCGCCGCAGTCCGTTGTTAGCCATCAAAACAAGCAACGCTCTGTCTCTGAGGCTGCTGGACGCCTCGTACATGCGCTTGACTGCCTGCAAGCCTGGACCGCGTGTGTCGCGATACGCTTTTGACGGCACGTTTGGTATTTCAATGGTGTTTGACGACCATCCAAACATTCTAGCGGCCTTCAGTAGACTTTTTATCGACGTCAGCCTGCTGTTTATCGTAGCAGCGGCGAGTCCAGTGCTACTTAGCCATGACTTGTAGCGTACTACCACAAGATTTGCTTCGCCCTGTGACCCACGGACCACCGCTTGCACACCGCTAAATGGCTCAGGTTCTGATTGACTCCACCTTTCAAACACCTCGATGCCTTTGAGGTATGACCGTCTGGTGTTTGCGTCGTGCGATTGCAGCCAGTCGTTTACGAGTGAGTTGCTACTGGTCTTTACTAAACTCTGCACGGAGTACCTCCATAGTCGCATCCAGGGGCGGCGGTATGATTGGAGCCCACCGTTGTATCAGTGATTGCAGGCTAAACTTCCTGGCGTTTGGGCCTTCAAAGTCAGACCGGTCATACACTCCCACTGTCCCAGCTAGAGACTCACCATCTACACCAACCGCTTTTGTGTTCCACCAGACCAGAAAGCCCACGGCGTTGTCTGGTAGCAGGTCCAGTATGTTTTCTGTCCTCTTGATGGGGCCACGCCACACCGAGCCTGCTTTCGTATGCCTTTCGAGGGATTGCAGGTATATCTCGCTAATGGGTGGCACTCCCCCTTTGCGGTATTCTAAAAACCATAGGCTGACTGCCGCACTGGATATGCCTAGCTTTTCTGCAAGACTGGCGCATGGCCGGTCTACAATATAATCTCCGTATTCGTCTATGTACCTGCCGATTGTGGCCTTTCCAAATCGCTCGCGAGCGTTGGACCCTAGTTTGATTGGCATTTTTCTTCTCCGTGTGTGTCTTCTGAAATTATCAAGTTTACAGGTTTATCGCAATGTGGATCGAAGTCACCACACTGAGGGCAATGTTCGCCAACTGGCACGGGCTCGCCGCAACATAGGTCGTAGTCCTCCCATTGCGGCGGGGGTGTAGTTTTCCAGTGGTCGTAATTCAACTTCGTTGCTCGAATGTAAGCCACCGCTCGTAGTCCGGGTTAGGCTTGCGGTTTGGCGGCTCAATCCACACCTTGTACCAAGAGGGCCATATGGTTTCGACGTAGTCCTCTGCCTGCTGTTGGGTCTCAAAGTACTCGATGATTTCTTCTGGCTCGTCGATGTCGGTGCGTCCGATTACTGTGTACATAGTCTCCTCCTTATGCGCTGCGTTGCTCTTCTTCCTCGATTATTGCGACGGCTCGCACTCGATTACGTCGTACTCAAACTGGAATCCAATGTCGCGGTGCAGGTCCAGAACCTTTTTTAGCTGCCTACAGCATCGCTCGATGTGGCCATAACTTAGCTCGCCTGCCTCGGTTTTCAGGCTCATAATACTTGCATAACTCGAAAGCTGGTGAATCGAATTTCTCGCATCATAACGCTTCGCTGGGTAGTCCTTTGTGCGCTTGATAAGTTCTTGTGCGCGCTTCGACGGCTGCTTTGTTAGGAACCCCCTGCCCACGCCGTCCGCATGGGAGACTGGCCTGGCGAACTGGCCCTTTGTAGGGTCGTACACCGTGCCGGTGTCTCGGCTTTTCAGAAACCAGTGAGTCACTCCTTCGTGTTTGACGGTGCAAGGCTTTAGGTTTGCTTCAGGCAGCATGTGATACAGCGCCTCGCAAGCTATGTAGCAGTGACCAGCCAGGGGGTTGCTTCGACCTCGGTACTCTTTCTTTCTAAGGTCATCGCAGCGCATCAGCGTGGTCTGTATGGTGTCCATTACTTCAAAAATTTCTGAGTCTTCCATCTCTTTGGCCTCCCTTGCCTAGAACTTGTACTTGTTTGCGAGCGCAGCCATACATAGCTCGCGCGCCTCGTCGTGAGTCATTTCATCAAGCGTCCCGTCAACCCATATTTGCTCGCCATCTTCGTGAACCTCGTAGCTAATCTCGGCTACATGCGGCACCTGATAGCCGTCGAACACGTCGAACTGATCCCAACCTGCCGGTAGCTTCGCGTAATCCGTTCGGGCGTGCTCTGGTTTTCTGCAATATAGCAGCACATGACACACATATTTGTCCGGGTTATCAGTCGTAGTGTGCCAGTCCTGTACTACGTGTGGTTCATTTGTTGGCCTGAAGTCTTGCCGGTTCATACCTTCACCATCTCAGTGTTTGTGTAAATTACATGACCGTTGCCGTCGTGTTGTGTTTCCATTTGCCAGTGCTCTGGCATATCAGATCGGATAGATTCAATGTCTTTTGAGCTATCGACGTACAGCATTTGGTTTCCATTGTTGTCTACACTCAGTGCCTCGGGTCCAAGGCCGTGCTTGTTGGCAAATTGACCGGGTGCTAGCTTTTGAAATATGACGTACATTATATCTGATACGTGATTCATTTTTGTTACCTCGTGTGTGTTAAGCGTGGCCGCACAGTATCAACTGCACGCCACACCGTCAAGTCACTTTATTCAATAGGGTGTACCACCCGCGAGTAAACGCGGGGATACCTAGTAATTTCAATGGCTTATAGTAAGCATGAACAGTTACTGACTCAGGCCAGTTCATCGTTCAGTACTGCCCACTCATAGGTTTCGATTAGGTCGTCTAATGCCCATTGCCGTGCTTGCTCGTGGCTTTCGGGATGTTCTGTGTTCGCATGCAATCCCTTACATTCAAGCTCCCCCGTGTCATGTTCCATGTAGCGGACGCACACAACCAATGGCACCGAAGTCCAGTTGCCGTTCATCTCACGCCATCCCGAGCCTGGGTGACTCACTAGTACGTGACACCGCCACTCGCGTTCGACCTTGTACCAGTCTTTGACGATCAAGAACTCGTCGTCGTCGCTTAGTTCTAGGTGGTTCATGCGTTTACTCCCCGTAGGAAATCTTCTATTGCTGCTGCTGCTGATTCACCAAGCCAAACTCGCAAGTCTCGCTCGATGCGTTCGTTAATCCACTCATGGGCATTCGATGTCGCCTCGCTGATTGCGTCTATCAAGCGTTCCAGCTCTGGCCCGTATTGATCCTGGTACTTCCAAGGTACCGTGACTGCCCGGTGGCCGTGCCGTTGGGCCTCAGAGCGGTAAACAATTGCGCCAAAGCCGACCTCGTAGCCGCATCGGTTGTACCCGTACCAGTAGTCTGAGTACCTTTCTCTTTCCACGGTGATGTGGTCGGTGATGTACTCTGGTAGGTGCCGACGCTCGCGCTCACCCGGTGGGGTATTTACCGTACCTAGTTTGTCTAGCTCTCGGTGTACGGCGTCCTGCCATTCGCTGGCGTACTCTTTTAGTAAATACTCCTTGCCGTCGCTGTAGCCATCGCAGTATTGAAATTTTGTTTCGCCAGTTCGCAAGCATTGATACGGAAAGCTGAAATCAGTGAATAGATACTCGGTGCTATCGCATAGCACCAAGTGAACCCCGTCCAGCTTGTCCTCTGTCCATTTTGTTGCGGCTTCCATTACTTTACCTCCTGGAAAGACTCTGGAATTTCTTGCCCCAGAATGAGATACTTTGTGTCCTTTGTTTTGTTGTTGTGAATGTCCACATGAGTATGCACATCTCTGGTCTGCCAATTTAGGTACACAGCTATGTGGAAGTCCCCAACCTCGATGGTAATCGAGTCCATGGACGGGTAGAAGTTGGTGACTTTCATACCGTCTTCTATCGTTATGTTTTCCATTACTTTACCTCCTACATGCCGGGGCGGTTGAGCATATCCGCCGCTACAGATAGAACAGCTACCAATACATAGAACGAGGTAAGACTTGCTATATACAACATGATTCACTTCTCCGTGTGTGCTTTGCTAGTTACTGCCTTGTCCCCCAAGGCGTACGCCATCATTGCAGGCGCGGGGCCGTCTACCATAGACGACTGCCGGGATGTTAGCGCCATCCCGTTGCGCGTCTATTGAAAAAACTCTGAGCCGTCTTGAGTGAATACCGGCGATTCATTCTCGATATACTCCTGCATTGCCTCTTCGCTATACAGGTATTGATACTCTGATTCGAGTATGGTGTAGAACTCCTGCATGACATACCGAAAGCGATCCTCTAGCGCTTCGGTTAGCTCGTCGCACTCTTCCCCCTCGGAGTCATACGCGGTTATACAAACGGATCGTTCATGCGATTCGCGTGATAGCCGGTTGCGGGTAATGGAAACGGATATCGGACAGTCGCCAGGTTGCTCGTGCTGTAGGCGGTCTAGCTCCGCTGCTAGCTCCAGAATTTCGGTATTGTTTGTGTAGCCCGATAGGTTTTTTGTGGCCTTTGCGCAATACTCATATTCTCCGGTAAACGATAGCCCGTAGCCTTGCCCTAGTAGCTGATAGGAAAACTCTATGGCGTTTGGGTTCACAAAACCCAAAGCTTGCAGCGTTTCGCGAAAATAGTCTAGGTGGCATTCGCTCCACCAGTGATCCATGATCATGGCGTCACCTCGTTGCATTCTCGCGGTGTCTTGTGCCTCCGGTGTCAGCTCGTTGTATTTGTAAACGGTCACTGGATTGTTTATTACTTGCGGCATTTTCTTCTCCGTGTGTGTTTTCCGTCCGTCAGTGGGCGGCATATGCCCCCGAGTTTCTACACTCGGAAGCATAAACAGCTACCGACTAGGCCAGTGCCAATGTGCGACGTTCCGGGTTATCTCCTACCCACTTTTCTAGCTCTGGAGATAGCGCGGACCCAACGCGGCACGGTGTCTTACCGTCCTTTTGGAACTGCACAAGTAGCTCGTGCGTTGCCTCTTCTCCGTGCTCTTCTAAAAAGTCTGTCAATTTGCCTTCTGTCTCATGGTTAGAGTGTTCAGAAACAAAGTCCGCGATGCTTTCTAGGTTGAGCGTTACCCGTACCCGTGTAAGGTGTGATCCGTCTTGGTTATTAGTCCGCAGACCCACCGCCTCAAAGGTTAGATCGACGCCAAAGTCTGACGCACTGTCCAGGTGAAAGAACCAGCTTCGCGGACCATGATCCACCATCGACCGAAACGCAGACAGAGCATACTCCGACGGGTTTTGGCCGTTCTTGCTGTGCTTCCATGATGTACCGTTTTCGATGACGTGTTTCAGTAGTCCAGCGGTTGAACCCTTACACAATTCATCCACTAGATCCGCGCACGTTTCCTGTAGATCGGGCTCGTCTTGGGCTTCGCCGTATATGTCTTGCTGCATTGCCATGTACGCTTGCTGGCATTCGTCGCGTGGAGCCTCGCCAATTTGATCGGCGTAGGCATCCCAGTTATTGGTCAAAGCTAAAACGGTGCGAGCTTTGCTGTAATAGATGACGTACTCGTGGCTATCAATACGCTCGTGCAGTGCATGGCCCGGATCGTCCACGTCGTACCCTTCCGAGACAAAGCCCTCGCCGCCCGCGAATAGTGGCCGCGTATCCGCGATCCATTCTGCGGTTGCTCGTACTTCGCTCCAGTATTCTTTTTGTGTTAGCTGTGACATTTTTTTTCTCCGTGTGTGTGTAACTATGGGGACGTTACCGCCCCCGTTCTACGTTGTCAAGTGACTTGATAGAAATTTATAATAAAAAGAATAAAACCGCTACAGGGTAAAGCATCGGAGCTAATACCGCCCCGGTCAATATGCCCCGGTATAACTCGTGTTTGTCCTGTTCTGTCAGTGGTCCGTTGTGCATTTTTGCTAGCCCCTTAGTGTGTGTGTCGCGTTTCTGTCTTTTGACTTCATCAATACCGGCGCACACCGGTAGACGCTGCCCCTGTAGGGGCATTCGTTCTATGCGTTCATGGTTTCCGGTTCTGCATATGCCGATTCGATACGCTCGCCGCATTGATCACAGTATAGGTGTGGATCTTCGTAGTTTATAGCGTGCGCGGTTATTGTCTCGCGATTGTGTGGATCTGGATCGGTAGCGTTTAAGATGTCTGTTCCAACGCATGCCGGACAGACGGCGCAATTATCGCGGTCAATGTAGAATAGTGGGTAGCTTCCAAGGTGCGTATACTTTTGCACGTAGATTTGCGAGCTAACATCTCGCATGTATGGGAATTTGCCCCCACCGATCAGGATGTGCTCGTTTGTGGGGTGTTTTTTCTGTGCGTACGGATCTCGAAACCATAGCGCCGGGTCATTCTGCACTGTGATCTCGGTATCTTCGTCTATCTCGTAGCGTTCGACCTCGTCGCCGTTTTCGTCTACGGAGTACGCGACAAGGTACCAGTCATTGCCAGCGGACTGCACCAGAAAGCGCGCCATGTGTGGCCATGACTCGCCCTTGTGCGGTAGTGTTGTGCCTGTGCGGGGTGCGGTGTGTGTGTCGCATACAATGGACCAATGAATTGTCTTGATGTTCTGCATAGTATTTTCTCCGTGTGTGTTTCGCTCTTTCGAGCTTGTTTCCATCATACCTATGGAATTTGTACTGTCAAGTGACTTGATAGAAAAAGATTGTAAATGTTTGTATTTTCTGTGCCGTCTTGCGGTTTTGGTATTGGCTAGGGTGGATTGCCTATGAAATGTGGGTGGGTTGGGGTGGTATTGAATCCATACCAACCGCCCCCATTAGCGCGTACCAGTGGGGCACGTGTCGCGTTTGCTATGCCTTGAGCGTACATGGTGCCGGTGTTTGTGTCCTGCAATGGCTAATATCGGACACTAAAAAATGGGGGGGTAGGGGGTATACCGCCCCCTGGAACATACCCCCCGTCCATATTGCCTACGCAATAGTCTAATAATATCAGTGACTTACGGAATGCGCCGGGGTCTCGGTAGGGGGGGGTGGCCTTCGAGCGCAGCGCAGGGTACCCATAACCCCACGGCGAAGCCGCCCCTCCGCTACAAAGTCTAGGATTTAGAACTTTTCTGCCGCCCAGCGATAACGTCGGCATACGTGATTTTGTCATAAGGCTTTGCCAACTTAGCGAGTGCCTGCTGTGTAGCGGTCATGGGTTTTTTGGCTGAATAGCCCTTTTTACCCTTTTTTGGCTTTGGCATTGGTCGTTTTGGGGACTTTGGCTTTCCTGGCTTTGATTTTCCGCCCATTGCGTGTTTCATCTCTAATCTCCTGGATTGCAGTAAGTAGTAAGTCAGCCTGATCATCACGTAGGGTGGCGACCATGCTGGATTCAGTTCCATAGGTGCCAAATGGCTCGCCATGCAGCACTAACCGCACGGACTTTTGACCTATGGGATACACGATAACCTCGGTGAAGTTGATATCGTCTGTGACCATTCTAAGCGTTGGTGCATTCATTTCAGGATAAGTGCCTCGATATGCTCTGGTTGGTCGTGATCTGCGCCTTTTAGCTCTACTGGCTCCTGTACTACAACTGCGGATTTGTAGTCTCCGTTGGGCATTTGCACCAAAACGGGCAGCCATGGGTCGTGCATTAGACGTGTAGCCAGCTCGCAAGCGACAAGCTGTGGCTCCAGGTCTTTTTTGGTAATAGGCATGAGCTGGATATTGGTCTAATCGAGAACTATTGGCAAGAACCGCGCTAAACCCCGCACGTAATTTATACGCCCCTGGGGATAGATACACGTATTGCCTTGCGGGCCGGGGTTTGTGCGTTTTGAAAACCGGAGGGTGATTGGAATGGAGGGGGGTTCTCAGGGGGGAGGAAACGAGGGAGGCCGTTTCACGGCTCCTTGCGTATCATATTTTTCAGAACCTGTAAATATGGGGTGCCTGTTTTTCTGAAGGGTACCCATATCGGGGGCAATATACGGTGGCACGCGGAGATGGCCGTCTCCGACGCGCCGGTCAGCAGCTAGTAGCCAATGTCCATGTGTTAGTTCCTAACACCGGCTACAGCAGCTAACGAATAGAGAGCAAATCAGGCCCAGGTCTCACGGACTAGCCTAGTGGCAGCATGGTGCCCTGCAATACGAATCTTTGCAAACGGGCCTTCCATATAAGCCATTTTTACGAATCTCTGTAAGCTGCCGTTATCAATAGGAAAACCCAGGATTAGCGCAATTTTTTTTGAACTTTCTTCGCGGGGCAGGCAAATCTGCTACCGTCCGAGCGGCATGAGACACCGCTTTGACCGCAAATGGGGGGACTTCCCCCGAACCTGCAAAGATTGTGGGTTTACCGAGCACGGTATGGAGCGGGCTGGGCCTCGGAATGGCAAGCGCATTATGGTGTCGAACACCGCCTGGGGGCCAAAACGTCCTAGAACGCGCCGTGACCGATTTTGCCGCAGTAAAGAGATGGGGTTTGATGCCGTATCTGCCAGACGGGCGGGCGGTGACTGGGTTGCTTTGAACCTGGGCAGGGGAGAGTTCATGGTAGGGGCAGAATATGCCGAGCGATTGCTAGAATGCCTAGTGGAGATGTTCGATTCAGAGGAACAACCCGAGGACTGAAAGTCCTGTCACCACCCACATCCACCGAAATACCCACCCCATATCGGTGTGTACGTCCAGAAAGTTGCAACTTGTGGTGTATGTGGCGTTTTGGAAGTCTTCTATCAGGCATGTCATACGCTCTTGTTCGCCGTCTTGCATGCGCTCCATGTCTTTCAGCTTCTTTTCCATTGCCTCGCACTTTGCACATTCACTCATCATCAGCCTCTTTTTTGTGTTTTATAGCTTACACGGCGTAATATGACGCATGGACCGAACGCGCAACCAAATGGCTGATCGTATTCTTCGCAGCAAATTTCAGCCAGACGCTGAAATACCAGGCTATGGAGTCACTGTCAGTGAGTTTATTCACCAGCTAAGGCACGGTGGGGACCAAGCAGAGGACTTTCTTGAGGGTATGTCCAATATGGCTGCGGCTCGATTGCGCCTGATACTTCCTAAAAGCGCCGTTTCTTTGGAGCATCCCAAGGGGATACGGGCCGCGATGGTTCGTAAGAAAAAGAAAAAGTCAAAATATCCCAAACTTTTGTGATTCGCTGGACATTTCTTTTGGGGTATATACAGTCGGGCTATGCCAAAACCCGCTGAAGATACTAAAAATGCACCTTTTACTGCCTCTCGACCTTCGCCGCCCAGAATGGCTGAAGGTGGTTCACCGTGGCCTATAGCCCTTGATTCGGCTTTGCAGCGAGAACTGACCAACCTGATGAGGGCAACTGGGCTAAAAAGCACCCGACCCATCATAGATTTCGTTGGTGAGCTACTGGTTTCTTGGTGGGAACCGCAAGTTCCCGGCGATGCATACAGTCTTACCAAGGCAGAGCGGCAAGACACGGTTACTCTAAGCAATGGAAACGGGCTATATAGCCACGATATGAGTTGGCATGTCTACTGCCGCTTGGATAAAATCGCTAAAGCGATAGGCACAACGCCGTCTGCGATGATGCTTATTGCCATGCATACTAATCGCATCCGCACTTTCTTGAGGGCAATACCCCCATCTCGGACCACTGCGCGCATGAGCGGCATCCGAAACTCAATAGTTGCTACTATGGATGCCATTGATGACGCCGAGATCGCCCGTGAACAGAAGGCAGCAAAGAAAAAAGTCAGTCGTAAGAAAGCGAAAACGGCAACCCCTGCCACTGCATGAGCCGTCGTGGCGACATATGGCTGGCCCTTAGCAAAGACCCCTATCTTTTTTTTAAGCGTTGCCTAAAGATTCGCGTCAAAACTGACAGCGGAATACAGATGCTGCCGTTTGAACCGAACCGGGAGCAACGCGCAGTCATTGACTGGGTGCTGCATTGCATCGAGCACAAGAAGCCAGTGCGGGTGATTATCAACAAATGCCGTCGTCTCGGCATGTCTACAGCTATCGAGGCCATTGGTTACTGGTTGTGTACTTTCAATCCAAACCTGTTTGCGCTGGTAATAGCCCAGCTAGACCAGGCGACCAGGGAGATTGCAGGCATTGCGCGTAACTTTAAGAATAACCTGGACCCGCAGTTTGCGCGAATGTTTCCACATTCATTGCCAAAAAGCCGGGGAAACACGCTTGAGTGGTCATCCGATGTCGAGGGCGTGACCTGGGGCTCCAAGTTTCGAAGCATCACACAGGGCTCAACAGAAGCAAACCGGGGTGGCGACCCCTCATTCATTCACATTTCGGAGCTAGCGGCATGGGACCATTTACGGCGAAGCACTACTGCCGAGGCGCAGCTTACATCAACGCTGGCCTCTATGTTATCGGAATCATTTACATTTGTGCTAATTGAGTCCACAGCGAAAGGCGCAAGCGGTAGCCACTACAACCGATTCAAGTCTGCGTGGCGAGATTGGACGGAAAGCCAAGACCACGCCATCTGGAGGCCTTTCTTTTTTAGCTGGCAAGGAGTTCCCAAGTATACCACAGGTATCACCGAAGATGAAGCAAGACTGCATGACGAGATGCTGGCCCTGTGGGAGCAAGGCGATATCTTGCGCTCCACCAGCAAAAGTAAAAAAGAGAACACGTTTCACAGCAAATCCCGTCTTATTGCTAAGGATGAGTTGCGATATTGGCACCGTACAGACGGGTGGGCATGGTTCGACAGGTGCTTTGAGTACGGTCTTACTCCCAGTGAAATGCGGTGGGGTCTGAATAAACGCCAAGAATTCGGTGACTTAGACGAATTTGACCAAGAGTTTCCGCTGTCTTGGCAGATGTCGTTTATTGCTTCCGGCTCAAGAGCCATAGACCAGCGTGTTATTTCTGAGTGGGCGGCAAAGCCACTGCCTGATGGGTTCAAACAGTTTAGAGAGTTTGTTGACGTAGACGACAAGATACAACCTGGTGGCACTGGTCTTGAGTGGCAGATGTACAGGGAGCCGGTGCCGGGCCATGAATACATCATCGGAACGGACTCTGCGATGGGCTCAAAGGACGGCGATTGGTCAGCAGCACGGGTTTACGACCGACACGCCAAAGAAATAGTGGCAGAACTCTACTCTAAGTACTCTCCAGAGTTTCTTGGGGAGCAAGCTGTTCTGGCTGCGAAGTACTATAACAGGGCTTTTATTTCACCAGAGGCAAACAACCACGGCTACTCGACTATCAGCCACATTGTGAACACCATGGGATATCGCCAGATGCAGTTGCGCCGTCCTGGCAAGGCGATACGCCCTGGCAAAGATGCCTCTCAGATATATGGCACAATCATTGGCAGCTATAATAAGGCCAGGATTATTGACGAGCTGCGCCGAAGAATACGAGAGAAGGCATATACCGAGCACTCTCGGCGCTTTTGCCATGAGTGTACGACGTATGTTCGCACTCAATCTGGACGCTATGACCACATGCCAGGGGAGCATGATGACCTGATTGACTGCACGGCTCTTATATTTGAAGCGGACAATAGAATGCGCCCTGTGCTAGAAGTGTCTGATAATTTGACTAAGGCTAAAGAGATGAACGACATTGCACCACGCGGCGGTCGCAGGCGGGGTGTTCGTCCTCAGAAGCGATTTTACCGTGGAGGTGGCCGATGACGATTGCAATTATCGCTGCGGCTTTGGTTGTAGGCATTTGGATTGGCTGGACAGCGAGAGATTGGATGCACGATTTACTTGTGAAATACAGCGAACTGCCTGATTTTCCAGACGCACCTGAAGAGTCAAATGCGCTATATTGGTCGCAGGTGCCAGTGCATCAGAAGCGACAGCTTTCTATCGCCTTGGCTAAACGCGATAGGCAGAACGGCGAGGGTTAGGATGGATTACGGCAAAAAAGACAAAAAGCCTGTAGCAGGGTTTGGTGACATAGCAGGGCTACCGGGCGGTGCTTTTGAGCCCTCGACATCGGATGACATGGCTTTGCTTGAGAAAATGATTGGACCATCGGTAGGCATGTTTCAGCGGTTAGCGCCCGTAAATAGTTCTGAACAAGACAGGGCTCGACGACTAGCAAACGAAATGGCGGCGAGAGACCTGGAGCGCTCGGAAATCATGAAGCTGGTTAGAGGATTTAAGGGCATACCGAAGGTATCATTCGAGTTTATGCGAGAGGTGTCAGAAGACCCGTTTGGAGTAGCCGCAAAGAGCGTCATGGTGAAGACGCCTAAGTCTGTGGAAGAGCTTTTTGGGATAGATGATGATTCTAGCTCAATGCCTACCAAGTTTGAAAAAATCATCGGAGATATGTAATGCCGGTAGACCCAATAAGCTTAGGACTAAGCGCAGCCGTTGGTGGGGCTGGAACTATAGCTGAAGCAATAGCAAGCGCCCCTAGTTTCGATGATCGAATGAAGGCGCATGCTCGGCGGGCAAGGGGCCTCAATAAAAAGAAACAGGCCCTGGGTTATCTTGATGAGAACTTTAGGCCGTATGATTTTTCAAAAATGACGCCAGAAGAAAGAGAGGCTGTTGAAGCAAAACGAGCCGCTGCGGAAACTCGATACCGAAGTGGTGCCTTTGATATTGATGGTAACTTTATTAAACAGGAGAATCCGGCTTTTGAAGAGGCTGCCCCAATGGGCAGGGCAGTGTCTTCAATGATGTCATTTGACCCAGGCCCCGGACAAACATTATCGCAGCCTGTTTTAGTGAGACTGGGCAGAAACGCCGCGCAAACAATGTTTGATTAGTCACGATTATTAGGGAGATTCCGACATGCCGATAGATCCAACAGCTTTTACTAGTGCTATTTTGCAAAGCGTGCTTGGGCCTGCTGTTTCCTCATCGCTTCAGCCAGACAATGACGAGGGAATAATCGGGGTTGCGGACAGTGATGACTTTGAGGTGTATTTCACTGATGAGTTTGGAAACAAATCATATCGCAGAAAAAAACCAGAGGACTCGATGTTATCGGCTTCTATGTCCCGGTCATACGCTGGACAAAGAAGTTATGATCCGGGGCCAGGGCCAGTAGTGCAAATGAGGCCAATTTCACTATCACAGAACCAGCTAGCAATCGCTAGCGCATTTGATGAGCAGCCAAAATTCGATATGGAGGCGTAATATGTACGGGATGATGGGCAAAGACAATCCGCTTAGCGAGACGGCTCAAGAGCTTCAGGACCGAAGAAAGATGAGCCAGGAAGAAATTAATGAGCAAATGATGGAGCTTTTGAGGCAAGACCCTCGCAGCATGAAGCCCTTGGTAATGAATGCGGCAAAGCGATTCAAGCTTACAAGACCCCAGATAGCTGCAATTTCTATGTTTGCTGAGCCATCGCAGGCACCCAATCTAATGAAGACAGGCCCTGGAATGGGACGAGGCTAAATAATGCCATCCTCTGCAATAACTGACCAGTATACTCGGTTCGACAGTCAAAGTGGCGAAAGCTGGTCCCCCACTGCGGAGGAAATCAAGCTTGTAAACTACGTCACTAAGCAGTTCGAGCTATGTGAGCGTTTTAAGAAGCCCCATGTGCGCTCTGCGTACTATACTATTTCGTTTTATCTGGGCCAGCAGTGGCTTCGGTATGACCGGGCCTCCGAGACGCACGACTCTATAAAATTTGAAGAGTGGGAAGAGCAGCCAGTTACCAACTACATGAAGCGAGTGATTGACGATGTAACCGCTAAGGTTACTGAAAACCGCCCTGCTGTGACTGTAGTTCCTGCCACATCTGATGAAGATGACCAAGAAGCAGCTCGTGCGAGCGAGAAGCTGCTTGACCACTTGTGGATGGAGCTGGATTTTGGGGATGGCATCGAAGAGGCAGTGAAGCTGGCTACGCTCACAGGACTTTCTGCTATTAAAGTATACTGGGACGCGGCAGGCGGCGAGCAGTATCAACCAAGCCAGATGGAAATGCAGGTAGGGGCAGAGGTCGAAAACGCTGTTGGCGACCTTGGGCCAAGAATGACAGGCATTCCTGACTGGGATGTGCTGTCTCTCATGGAGTTTGGCTTCGACCCAGGGGCTCGGCGTTGGTCGAAATGCCGCTGGGCATACAGTCGAAACACTGTCCATATTGATGTTTTGCGACAAACTTACGATAAAGCCAAGTACATCAAAAGCAATCGTCGCATGGACTTCGACCATTTTCAGGTCCAGCTAATGGACAAGCTGCGAGGCGACCGCCAAAACAGCGCACAGAGCCTTACTGAGCACGTTGAGGTAATCGAGTATTACGAGCGCCCCTCGCCTCGGCACCCTAACGGCATGTTTACCGTTATTGCTGGTGGGCTAGTTATGTACCACCAGGAGCGCCTGCCATTTGGCAAGCTGCCATTCTACCCCATACGGGATGGCAAGATACCCGGACGCATGATTGGGCATGGGCGCGCAGTGTCTTTGCTAGACCCGCAGCACGAAGTAAACAAACGTGATAAGGACATTCGCGAGCACGCCAACCTGATGGCTCAGGCCAAGTGGATTGTGGCCGAGGGCTCGCTCAAGAACGGTAACTACATCAGCAATGAACCCGGTGAGATTGTAGAGTATAACCCAGGATTCCCGGCTCCACGACCAATGGTAAACCCGCCGCTTCCCCAAGAGCACTTAGTCATTAAGAATGGCGCGGTCGAGACAATATTTGAGCTATCTGGGCTGTCCTCTCTTACTCGTGGTCGCATCCCGTCGAATATGTCTGGTCGTGCAATCGGAATGGCGACAGACCTTGAGGCGACTTTACTTGGACCGTTGGTCAAAGAGGTTGAGAAAGCTATTTGTGGCGTTGGTTCAATGCTGCTAACAATGTGGCGGGAGATGATGCCCGTTGCCTACACCGTTCCAGTGATGGGTAAAAACTCGGTTAGCGAACTGATACGGTTTTTTTCAAGCGATATTTCTTCTACAGACGTTCGTATGCAAGGCGGCTCAATGCTGCCGAAGCTGCTGTCGTTTCGTCAGGAGCGTTTGCTGATGATGTGGGAGCGTGGTGTATTCGGCAATCCGCAAGACCCAATGAATCAAATCAAGTTCCGCAAGATGCTTGAGTTTGGCGATACGGACGTTATCGACGGAGACAACAGCCGTGAGCGCAGATACGCACGCGAAGTCAACGAGATGCTAAAGGTTGGTGCGTTCGTGCATCCTAACCCAGCTATTGACTCTATGGAGATACAGATAGACGAGCGGACTGACTATATGCAGTCAGCCGAGTACCGCCGCCTTGCTCCAGAAATACAGAATATGTTTATGCGTAATCTGG